GAAAACAGCCTAACCACTGGCCGGATTTTACACCGGCGCGGCAAACCACATCGGCGCCGCTTCGTGGCCTACTTTCTCACCGCCCTACACACCTGGCTCCTTCTTATTATTGCTTACTGAGTATTTGAGCGAAGAAGTCATCTGCGTCCGATGCCTTGCCTGATTTCCATGCGCGCTGCTTGGCCTTCTTCTCCCCCTCTTTGGTGGCAGTCGTAGAGGCTCTGGCAGCGCCGGGTTTTGCGAGAGCGGGCTTTTTGGCAACCTTTTGTTTGACCTGATCTTCTTGGGTCTTCATGCGGTCGTACAGTTGGGCCTTACGAAGGACGTCGAGATAGCGGCTATCCGCTACGCTCTGCATCAAGTCTTGCCCGAAGATTTCGGACCCATACTTCCAGAGGCTGTTGAGTTCGTTCTGGCCTCGGGTTTCGGTCTGACCGTCCTGACGTTCTTCACTCACCAGATCCGAATGCAGTTTTACCAGTTCCTGTGCCGCTTCGGCTTGTTGCTGCTTGAGCAGTTCCGTTTCGCGCAGTTGGTTCTGCTGCTCCGTTGACGCGATCTGGTTACGGATGGCGTCCATGCCCGCTTTCTTACTGTCCCACTCCTGCTTCAGCTGGACGTACAGGCCCGGATCTTCCTGAGCGAGTTCGTTCCAGTTCGGCTCTTGGGGGAGAACGAGTTGCTGCACTAACTGCTGAGCCTGCTTGAGGTGCTTCACGTACTCGTCACGCATATGAAGATCGGCTTGCTTCGTGGCCTGTTCGAACTGTTTGCGCTCGTTAGCCAGCGTCTGCGTCTTCTGCGTGTAGTCGGACTGCCGAAGATAGCCCTGTTTGAGATCGCCTAGCGTGACCTTGCTGCCATCGACTTCCACTTCCGTGGTGTCATCGGGGCCGGTGGTCTGCTCTCCGGCTTGCTCATCATCGGGTTGCTCTTCATCCGACCCTTCATCTTCCTCAGTGGTTGCGTCTTCTTCGGAGCCCTCGTTGGGTTGTTCCGCGGAAGCATCTTCCTCTGAATCGAATGGTTGGCTGCTCGCTGTGTCAGCCTCACTTTCCGCCTCGTCCTCTGCGCCTTTCAGTTCCGAGTAGAAGTCCTGCAGAAAGTTGTCGTCGGCTTTCGCCTCACTCAAACTGTCAGTTCCAGAAGGATTGTTGCCAGTTTCCATGTCCATATTTACACCTTCGGCGCTTTTTCGCGCTCTTTTCGTTTCGTTGGGCTCGACGGGTCATCGAGGAATCAGTCCCGCCAGCCGGGCTTTTCGAGGCTCTTCCTGTAACGCTTGTAGGATTTGCCATCTTCCATGGCCGCTGTGACTGCACGCTCCAACTTGCGAAGCAGATCCAGCGACAGATGAATACGTTCCCGCTGATCGGCATCAACCAGTCGGCTCTTCTCGAAATCGCGTAATAGGTCACCGCGCACACGCTCGACGGCCTCATCGAATGCGGGATTGTTTTTGAGCGCTTCGGCGTTCTGCGCTCGTCGGATTTTCTCGTCGTTGTCCATGCTCACCTCTCAGGATTATCAATGTTGCTGGAGGCATGCTGACCGGCGCTGATCTTGGCTCCCTCGATGGCCGTTTCTGCACCCATCTCCTGCATGGCTTCGCGGTATCTAAGGTTTGCTTCGTACTTCTTGGCCTCCAGATCGGCTTGGATCTCGGCCATTTTCAATTGGCGTTCTTGTTGGAGTTTCATCTTCTCGATCTCCATTTTGCTGGCCAACTCCATCTGCTGCCGCTGCATGTCGGCCTGCATTTGCATCTGCTCTGGCGATGGCTTGTCCGGCTGTGGTTTGTGCTGCGTCTTTGCGGGATCGGAAAAGAATTGACCGACGTTCGGAAACCCGTGCAGCTTCACAATCTGTGAAACCGTATTGTAGAGGTGCTGCGGCTCGACGTACGGGAGACCCGCCTGCATGGCCTGCTGCTGGAGTTGCAGGATGTTCATGAGCCCGGACTGCTTCTGGGGCTTGTCCGTGTTGCCGAAACTCAGCGTGTCGTGCGTGTCCATGCCGGTGTCCCACGCATCGGGCGCAACGGGCACCACCTTGTTCCGGAGACGCTTCGAGATCAGCTGAGCGTCCTCGGGATGGCTGGCAATGAGTGATCCGATAACGCGGAAGAGATAGCGATAGCCCGTAGCCGCGAAGGTCTTGGCGATCAGTTCCACCCGTAGCATGCTGTTGCTCATGCGCTGACTGGCGGCAGTGGCTGTGGTCTTCTTTAGGTCTTCGGGGTTCAGTGCGAGCGTATTTGTACCGGTACCCGTGCGACGTTCCACGCTGTGGTCGATCGCTTCACAAACTGTGAGGACCTGATTGGCGATGAACGGCGCCTCGACGAACTTAATCGCATCCTGATTCTCAGCACGGATCGGAGCGCCGATGTCGTCGTTCATGAGGTCGTCGTAGTTGACACCTCCATCAGAGACGATGGGACGCGGATAGTTGACCTTGTTGAGGTTGTCGATCAGAGCACGCCACTGCTGGCTCTTTATCTTCTGATCCTCGCCGATCATGTCGGCGATGCCTTTGCCACGGATCGTGTTCGGATCAATGCTCGGAACAAACGCGGCCAGCGGAGCCATCTCCACTTCCTCTTTGTGAAGCAGGACCATTTTCTGGTCGCTGTCGCCACCTAGGGTTAAGTGCATGAGTGGCGTGCGGTCGCTGCCATCCGTGTTGAGGTGAAGAAAGACCTCGTAGACGGTGACCTCGGGCTCTACCTCGCTTGCGCTGTTGTCGTAATCGTCGCCCCAGTGCTGGCGATCGGGTTCATCAAGATCGTCGCTCTCCACGACCGGAATGCGGTTGACGAGATCCTCGTCGTAGCCCGTCTCGATAAGTCGACGCTTGGGCAGCGTTGTCTTGTAGCCCTGTAGCGAAGCATCGATGCCACCGGTCTGATAATCGAATTGCGCGTCCGAACTGAGGATGATGTCCTCGGGTGGAATGCTGACAATGCGTACGCCTGCCTTCTTCTCGCTGTGGGCTATCTCCACGTCCCGAACGCTGAAGGTGCCACCATCTGGCCCCTGCACCTCGGCGTTTTCTCCTACCGCGCGTATGTCCTTGCTCTGATCATCCAGGAGCGCCGCCAACATGCTGTCAGGCACTGCCGTCATCGTACGTGGAGGCTTCCACTTGGTCTCGCTGTAGAACTCGGCCGCTACGATACCCAACCCGTAGATGAAGCCGTTCTTGAGCCAGTCCGTAAGGAACACCGTGGGATTGTTGTCGGTGCGAACGACCCAATTCACCATTTCCGTTTGCTGCTTGGCGAGTTCCTCATCTTCTGGTCCACGAGGTTCATAGGTGACCACGTCGTTCTGACCCTCGAATATGTTCATCATCTGCGCGGTGAGCATTTCGGTCTGGTCGTAGACGTCGCTCTCTACGTGGTGACTCTGACTGGGCTTGAGTTTTTCATCCCCCGGAAAAGGCTTTCGGTTGTAAAGGTCCAATGCGCGCTCGCGCCGTTGCGCATCATCACCGGTATCCTCAGCTTTCTGGATGAGTGGTCGGAGGCAGGAAACGATCTGCTTGTCGGATAGCGCCTTCTTATTGTTCTTCTCGTCCATCACGGCCTTTCACGGCGGGTTTCATCCCGCTTCTGGTTTTCTGATATTTATTGGATCAGCCCAGATAAGCACGTGACGGTGGCGGCTCCTTATTCCACGCGCATGGTCCAACGAACCTATCCTTGGTCGTGTGCGCGAAAGTGAGACAGAGAGCGTCAGCGACGTCGGGGCTGCGCTTGCCCTTTTTCCGCATGCTGCGCTTGTCCTCGATCTTGATTTTGCCGACGCCTGTGAACTCCCAGTTGGGCAGGCAGATCTCTTTTATGAGGTCGGGACTGTTCGGGATCTTCTTGTCGCCGGCTTCCAGCCACTCCTTGAACTCCCACCACAGTTGGTCCCGCATGCGCTCATATTTGTCGGGATTGCGGCTCGGCTTGTTGGAAACGGCCACACGACGCACCGGCAGACCCCAGTCCTTCAACATGTCCGCGATGCCATGACCGATGCCGATGCTGTCCACGTTTATGACGGCGGGACGTAGACTGGAATGAGTGCGATCGAATTCCGCTTTGACCCGGTTGGCCAGTTGAACAGCGTCTTTTTCGCTCCACTGCCGAATGTCATCGAGCACCACATTGTCGTGACGTTTTACGAGCACCGACCGGTCACGTCCCGGTCCAGCAGGGTCGAGCCCCCAAACGATCGGCATTACTGGCGAAGGCTGAATGTCCTGCGCATAGACGGCACGCGTGACATCCTCCATGGAGATCAGCGCGTCTTCATCGTTGAGCGGAAATTCGCCCTGCACGTAGATGCGATACGCCTCTGTATGGGTGCCGCCGTATTCGACGGTCATCTCATCGAGGCGTTCCTGCGTGACATAAGGGTTGTCCAGCATGGAGCCGTGGACATGCACCCAGTTCCGGCTCTTCTCAGGGTGCTCCCACGTGTCGTAGAAATAGCCCTTGTTGCGGTTCGGGTTGCTGACCAAACAGAGTTTGGGATTAGGATCGCCGGACAGGTGGTTCCGCAAAACGTCGAAGACCTGATCCGCCACACCGGACGCCTCGTCCACGATGACGAAGTTGTTCGTCATGTGGGTGCCGCGTGCGCTTTCGGGATTGTCAGAGTTTGCGAGTCGATACTCGGCAAAGCAGGATTTCGGATTTAGCGCCTGCGTGACGCGAGTTTCCGTGTAGGTGAAGATCTCGCGAAAGAACTCGGGCATCAGCCCGTAGAGCAGTCCCACCTCCTTCCAAAGCCCAGCCTTCAACTGGCCCTCTGACGGACCGAAAACGGTGACCTGCACGTCCCGGTGCGTGAACAAACTCCACCAAATCAGGATGGCCAGCGCTCGGGTTTTGCCGAAGCCGATTCCTCCTTTGAACGTCACACGTTTGTTGTTGCGGAATGCCTCTGCGAACTCGACCTGCTTGGGTCTGAGCGCTTGCTTCTCTCCGAATACAGCGCGTGCGAAAAAAGGAATGTCCTGCCGGCATTTAAGCAGGAAAGCCTGAACGTCTTCCTCTGTTTGCTTCATCTGAAACCTTTAGTTTCAGATATTTATTCGGATGTATCCCTCTGGCTCTCCGACAACCATTAGACGGTTCGAAAAATACAAGTCCCTATTAGAATTGCACTGATACCAAAGGTACCGCACCTCATTTGCTGAACCCCCTCAAGCCTGCGCTCCTATCCGTTTCGCCAATATTTTTTTCTATGAGTGTATTACCGTCGAATAGACACCTTATGTGATATCTTAACTTCAAGCCGATCGAATTTTTCGCTGTGAAACTTGAATCCAATGAGGCGCGTCCATCTTGACCCGATGAATAAACGACGTCGAGGAAGCGCGAGAAGTTCACAGTTGAAGGGTGTGTCGCAGCATCCTTGGCCGCTCGTTCACATGCCAGTGTGGCATCGCCTTTATCAATGGCTGGAGTTGCGAGGAACGTCTTGTCGATGTCTGAAGGCTTGAACCAAACATTGAACGCCCTTTTTGAGGAAGGCGTACAGGTTACGAAAAAGACTGGGTCACTCGGTTTGCTCTTCGATGGCGAGCGCGAAACAGTAGCCGCATCAATGGATGCACAGCCAGAATTTTCTCTAGAAATCTTGTTTACAATACTGACTATCTGGGATTTGTACGGAGATGTATTGTCATTCCAATAAAAGTCATCCTTCGTATATTTTCGTCTTCCATCAGTGGAATGTTCTATTCCGCGCAATACGTGGTTCGGCACCCAGCCCTTCACGAACGTTAGCCATTCCGGCTTGACTATTTGCACTTTGGACCACTTGCCGTTGGTGCAAATTTGCTTCACAGAAGTCGAGGAATCGATTTGATGGTATTGTACCGTCTTCAGTATTCGCGAAGCCTTCTGGTTCTTTATGCGGGATCCATTTTTAGCAGGTATTTTTCGGAGATCATAACTTCCGGTGACGGCTACAATTTTGCCTGAAGCAGGCTGACCGGTTTCACAGTCTGAATTAGATCTGGAAGCTGATGTCACTGCCAAGCTGGTCCCAACATCGGTGGAAGAAGCGTCCACGGCATTATTGCTGCTTTTTCCGAACATAGTGCCTGCGATGAAAGCCACGGCTAAAATCGCGGTCACGCTAACAACGCCTTTCATTTCCCCCTCCTGTCGATGATCGTTTGGCCCACCCTTATTGAAAAACGTAAACTAAGAGTTGTGGGACAGGCCGTCATATCATCGGCTTACTAACGCGATTGTCCTCATGGTTGGCGGTGTCAATCCGTCAAACCGGTCGCAAAGAGCCCGGCTCCAAGCCGGGCTCTTGACGTCGCGAAACTGACTATTTTTTCTTGCCGCGCTTCAGCCGCTCACTGCGGTCCGCAGCATGCTTGCGGATCTGCGCCTTGAGTTTCTCATCGCCCCGGATCAGCGTTTTGGCCTCCTCTAGGATCGTGACGACCTCATCGAGATCATCCGCCGCAAACAGGGTTTTGCCGTTGCCCATATCCATGGCTGCTCGGCCAATCTTCACACTGTAGATGGCACCCAATTTGCGGAACCACGCACTACGCGTGTTGATGTCCTTTTGGGCCTTGGCCTCTTTGGCCATCACGATCTGCGCGTTCACGCGCTCCACGAAGCGTTCAACCGGATCGGAAGTAGGCTGCGGCATCCGCACAGTGGCCTTCGCGAGGAGACTCTTTCGAGTTTCAGCGAGTTCGTTTGTCATTTGCATGCTCCGCTTTGGGGGCTCTATTGCCCTACACTTCCCGGCTATTGCCGTTGAGCGACCAGAGCGAGCGAAGAATTCTTTGTTCAAGTGGGTTGTTGGCTCAAACAAAGCCAGTTTGCACGATTACTCCTCCTATAAGGTCCTTTCGTGCAAAGCGACTTGTTAGATCAAAGGGAGATGTAGATGCGAATGCGGTCTTCTGGCTATGCCCGGCTAAATATCGAGAGCACCGAGGAGGACATACATGAGCCAAACAGTAGCTGTGCGCTTGGCCGGCGGATATCTGCCCCAAATAGCCAGTGAGCGCGTACGCAATCCGGGACTAAGCCAGCAGGCGGTCATCCAGCAGTGGGTCACCCAGCGATATGGCGGATGGATCAGCGACAACCTGTCCTCGGCCTACGAGATCCAGAATGTGGATCGCGACGGCTTCGACATCCAATTCGAAAACCCGGATGAGGCTTCACAGTTTGTGAAGCTGGTGGGAGGAGCACTGAAATGAAGAAGGGTCACAAGCCCACGCAGAAGCAGAGGGAGCACCTCAAGCGCATCGGTTTCCAGAAGGGCCGGAGCGGAAACCCCAAGGGAAGACCGCCCATGCCGGAAGAGGTGAAAACCAAACTGGCCTACTTGAGCGATGACGCCGTGACGACCCTGATGGAGGTGATGCGTGAGGGTAAAAACGAGGCCAGCCGCGTGAAGGCCGCAGAGGCCGTGCTGGCGTACCAGATTGCCAAAGCAGCCACCAAGCACGAGGTGGATGTCACCCACGGCTTTGATTTTCGGGCGGTCCTGGAAGCCGCGGAGCAGGCCGAACACGGCAAGCTGGGGACCACAATCGAAGCTGATGTTATTGAGAATACGTCAGGCAAACATCGTGGCAAGCGCTGAACGAGGTAGGCCGAAAGCGTGAGGCCCACCCCAGTATGTAATGGTAACAAAAATTACGCATACCAAAATCAGTATAACCCAAATCAAATACCTACTTGCTTTTAGATAAATTCCCTTTTTGCAGGTGTAGTAGTTCGTGTAATTTATGCAGCTGTTTTTGTTTTCGACGCATCTTATATATCCATTTATTTTACTAATTGTGTCATCGATACCAACGAATCGCGTAAATCCCATCATCGCAATCGCCAAGGGAAGAAAAGATGCTATTCTAAGAAGGGGCTCGGGAACACTGGTAATTATAAACGCAAACAAAATAGCACATGCGCCGACCGAATAGACCTCCGTGCGCTCCATAATTTCAATATTTTGAGATATGAGCGCTCGGCACGATCTATACTCTTCGAGTGCTAGCTGCTCTTCCAAGTCCTGCTGCGACAACACGGCCTCCCACATTGATTCCGAACCGTGGACTTTGAAGGAGCCCATACGTTAGTGCAACCTTAAGTCGCTCCGAATACCAAGTCGCCGGTTATCGACGGAGGACACTGTGGCATACAACAATCAAGCACTGAACAAGATCGAAGTCCTAATGGGTCATGGAGCGAGAAACGCGGATGCGGCTTTCGTGGAGTTTGAAGCCTGTTGGAACTGCAGAAGAGAGAACGGGCGCTCTTCCACCCAACGATCCTGCGGACCAAAAAAGGGCACCGAGGATTACCCCCTCCCACGCGATGGACTTCAGCGAGCGCTCGAGCAGTATATGCGGGATTACTGGCTGCTGGATCTGGAAGCCAGCATTGCTGATCCGGACGAGTTTCTCGATGGGCTTTCGGTGAACTACCACCGCCTAACATTTTCCGCTTATGCAGAAAGCCATGCGCACCGAACCGTTCCACAGAACGACAATCCCGTTAAAGGCCGACTACGTTCCAGATTCACGCTCCACGCGTTCGACAGCGGCTCAGACGCCATGCTGGTCAAGATGAGCCTGCCTTGAAGCACCTAACCACGCCATTAGGCGTGCGTGGCCCGACGGAGCGCTAAAAGATAAAGCAGGATACGGAATGGCCAACTCGGGCTCATTTTGCGGTCATTTACAGCACCATCATGTTGCAGCAGACTGGCTCCACAATCAGGGGCTGAGGCAACGACATGGCGACTAAGAAGACCAACAACGACGAACCGGGCGGCAAAGAGGCCGATCAGCGAAAAGGAAACAAGAAACCAGAATGCTTCGTTATCATGCCCATATCAGACCATCCGGATTATCGGACCGGCCATTTTCGGGATGTCTATGATAGCCTGATACGCCCTGTTGTAGAGGATGCAGGCTATGAGTGCACAAGGGCTGACGAGGTGTCCGCATCTGACATGATCCACGTCAATGTGGTGCGGCGACTGATCCAAGCGGACTTGGTCATCTGCGACTTGTCCACGAAGAACCCCAACGTGCTTTTCGAATATGGCATTCGACAAGCTTTCGATTATCCCGCGGTGTTAATCAAGGATGATGTTACCAATCGGATATTTGACCTGAGCGCATTTAGGGATATCGAGTACGATCATACGCTTCGATATCAGAATGTTATCACCGCCCAAACACGTCTGCATGATGCTATTCGGGAAACAACCAGCAAGGACGCTCAAAGACGTTCGGTGTTCTCTCTGATTCAATTAGCGAATATTGGAAAAGCGGCTCAGCCGCCTGCTCATAGCGACAAGGATGACCAATTTACTGCATACCTGCAGATCTTGGACGGACGAATAAGCGAAGTTCAGGATCTACTCTATAGAGAACGCGAGATTAGGAGATCCAATAGTATCACCGCTCGCGCTTCGAGACAGTATGGCGTAGCGGGCTCCCGATCTGAAAGTTTAAAAAGAGACATACCGCCATTGAGGACCGGCGGCCCATCGCGCGTTGGTGATTTACTTATAAGTCTTAATGAACAAGGTGCTGTGATAGCCACGACGGAGGGTATCACGAATGTTTTCGCTGATCCTGATGAGTTCATCCGCAGCCCCATTACTGCTGAATTGGACAGTGAAACCACCAACCAAATTCTAAATCATCTTATGGGAACAGCCAGCAAAATGTGACTCCCGAGGCACTTCCAAACACTCTGATACCGTTCAATAGGTAGGTGAGCAGATACACTCTCTGGAAATCGCAGGGGGTGGGGTACGTGCTCGTGCGGGCACTCGAAATCGCAAGTCTTTGGTGCGCATGCTTCGTGCAGAAGCACAGAGGTATCGCGGACGCACGCGGCTGATCCCCAAGCACCAGCATGCGGGCATAGCCACCTCACAATCTGTGAAGCAACTGAGCGTCTACGGGTCCACGCTATTATGGCTGATGCGTGAGAGTAACCTCAGCACCTGACCAGCATGCCACTGCCCGCCCTTCGGCGTGCCATGACCGCGCCGGTTCAACTCCCTTGCTATCGCTGAAGCCGTCTGAGCGCCACTGGCACGTATCTGGGCGATCAACGGCGCTAACTGCAGGGCGAAGCCATTGGCTTGCCGTTGACGCTGAGAATTCGTTCCCCATGGCTCACCGCGAGCACGCTTTGCGGCGATCGCCGCTTTCGTTCGATGGCTGATCATCAGCGCTTCGTGCTCCGCAAACACCGCACTGATCTGCAACATCATCCTATTTGCCTCCGGCATGTCCGCGCACGTGAAGCGCACATCGCCGTCCAGCAGTTTGGTGACGAAACTCACTGATCGAGCAAGGCGATCCAGTTTGGCGATGACCAGGGTTGCGTGGTTGGTCCTAGCGTGGGCCAACGCGGCTTCCAGTTCCGGCCGATTGTCGTTGCGGCCGCTTTCAATCTCCGTGAAATGGGCCAGGATGGGATGGCCACCACAGAACCTTCTAACGGCGTCCTGCTGGGCTCCCAGCCCCAAGCCGCTGTCTCCCTGCCGCTGCGTACTCACGCGATAGTAAGCGACAAACTGCGTATGTGGATCCTGCATGGCTCACCTTTGACAAAGTAACGGGCGTTCTTCGTCAACAGCCATGGGTTTCAGAGGGCAAGAGTGTCTTAATACAGATCTCGCCCGCCTATCATCTCAGTCAAGCGGACATCCAAATGTTTCGCAGGAAGCAATAAGTTGTTTATCAGTAGTATCAACCTAGTACCCACAATAAATGTCACGTTGATTTATCGTTGATACCTCGTTTTTTAATTTACCTTATGTCCTGGACTCACAAATCGTCCTGCACGTTTTATGAATTTTGGGTAGGAAGCAATAACCGTTAATATATCTGATCCTCTATTCAATCCTCTTTCTTCCCTTTCGAATACCTGACGTAGAACGATATCTTTAACTAGAGTTCTATTTTGGAACGGATCTACCCTAGGCATTTCTTCCTGTATTTTCCGCAAATTTTGATTTCCTCTGTCGAGGACTTTAATCATGAAATCCACGAGATTTACATTTCCTTCTGTACGTCCTAGTTGTCCGTTTATCATCTGGTGCCGCTGCCACTCCTTGTCGCTCGGATGTTTCAGCATTTCTCTGACGGGGGAGCCTCCGGCCCAGAAGGATTTTAAATCCAAATTGCGCACATAAGCGACAATTAGGGGGAACATTGCAACATTCTCGATGGGAAACGGATGCTGCCAACTCAGTGTCACGCTAGCAAGTACGTCTATGGATCTTTCGATCTCGCGCAGTGTGAGGCTGTAGTGATCCGCAAAACCAGCCATGAACTCCACGTGGTCTTGGCCCTTTAGCGGCGAATGCACTTTGCGGAGATCAACTTCACTCTCCTCTAGCGCGAACTCTACCAGGCGTTCCGTGCTGGGTTCCGGCAGAACATAGGACTGGTCGAAAAACCTCTGAAGGTAGAGCCTGCTGCTGAAGCTGGGGCCATACACGGCTCCGATAGCAGCGGCTAGTTCGCGCGTATCGGTGGCCAACACAAACACCACGTTGGGCACGTTGAACAAGTGTTTGATACGTTCCAGCATGCTAATCGCGTAAGTGGGTCGGCAACGATCCAGTTCGTCCACCAAAACGAAAAAGGGCAGCTTCTTGTGCCCGTTATGTTCAAGTGCGCTCAAAAATCGTGCAAGACTATTCCGGAACGTAGTGAGACTGGCTTTACTTGCGCGGAACTCGGCAATCTCTAACCTCGCGGTCTGATCGATCAATTTGCCTAGTGCGTTGCCGATACCTTGCCCGGCGGCATTGACGTACTCTTCGGCGTTCCACTCTAAATCTTCCGCCTGTGAACTATTTTCGCCCCTAGACTGTTCATCAGAGTTGTCGCTCGCAATCAACGACCACGCTTCATCGAGGCCTTCCCCTACCGCCTTGGAAGCCATTCTTCTTGCAGCGCCTTTGACAAGCAAGCCAGCCGCTGGAAGGAAATTCCGCTTGAGGGAATTGTAGGTCTCCCGGATGTCGGTGCCAGCGTTACTCTCTTGTGGGAACTCGGCGTCCATATAAGCGTCAAATTCCGCCATAACCGCCGTTAGTGGGTCGTCCGCGAAATCATCTTTCCAAGCATTTACGAACACCGTGGGATGCGATTTTTTCTCGATCATCTCGTGGAGACGCGACATGAAAAAGGATTTGCCGCGCCCCCAGTCTGCATCTAGGTTCAACACGTAGGAGCCGGGTTTGCCTGATTCTGCACGTCGCCTGCCGCGCTTCACTAAGAAGTCCAGAAGATGCTCCGCGTCCAGACGGCGATCGAGCAGATCATCACGCCAGATTTCATCCAGAGGATCTTCGATTGCCTCTCTCGCGGGCTGCGGTTCCTTCGACATTTGTGCGCCTCCTACTCAAACACATTCTCCGGTAGATACGGTTCCGGCAGACTATTTCCGCTGGTGTTCGTATCCGACCCAAGGTGCTGTGAGGCTCGATAATTCGCCGGCTCCCAGTTGCGCTCTTTTAACCAATAGCCCTTCTTCCCCAGACTGATCACGCCAAAATCGTCCTGTGTACGCTTCAGCATGACCCTTAGAACCGTGTAGGGGTCTTTGCCTTCAATGGTCAGGTCATGCTGGGACGTAAGTGCCTCATAGAGGTCACCGGCCTTCAATGGGTGACCAGCTTGTTCGATTTCTTGCCGTGCGGCCTGCGCGACATCGTCCTTGTCGGAATTGCCCGTTGTTCGGGTTCTGGCCGAATCACCTTCGCCATCAATTGAGGCGGATGGGGGAAGATCAGGCAGGGATTGGGCGGGTTCTACAATAAAATTTTGTTCGCCTTCACCTGCGAACGCATGCCAATTTTCAATGAAAGCGTTCACCACGGCCAAGCGCGCATCAATAACTTGCTGACGCTGCACGATCTGTTCGCGCTCGCCAACTAATTGTTCTCTCTCACTTTTTGCGTTTTCAATTGCCCGATCGGCCATGTCCGCACTCCCTTGAATGCCGACAATCTTACAGCCCTGAACGCTGATCCACAACGCTGAAATCAATCCAATGCCGTTTGATTGACGGCGCTTGTACGGATCTTCGGTTTGGGTTATATTATGAGAAGGTCAGGAAAGGCTCGGCCGGGATCTGGTACATCCCAATTGCCGAGCCTCTGTCTGATTACCAGCCAGGGTGCGGTTGCAACTCTCGGCTGGCGGATACGGTAAGAGGCATGCTCTCACACGTGTAAGCACTGTGTTTGTTAGCATCCTCTACCGGTTTGGTCAATGTGCAGCCCTCCGAAAGGAGGTGTGCTAATGAGTACCCGTGCTTGTCATTGGGTCTCCGCATACGATCGCTACCGCTTTGGCCGGTGGGAACACGTATGTGCGCATTGGCGCTGCTGCTGGTAGCAGTTGGCGTAAACTAGAACTGGCTACCGGGGGTGCGCTCCCGGTAGTTCTTTGTTCCAGCCGCTTGCCTATAATCGCTTATAACGATGACATGCTTTACTGGTCGGCCGGTACTGAATATGTGCTCGTGATGATTGCCCCGACCCGGAAAGAGGCCCATGGACAAAAATAACGCTGATGCCGGCCATCAGGACGACCTTGTCGCGGAACTCACCGCGGAAGTGGTGTCATCCTACGTGGCCCACAATGTGGTTCCCGTCGCGGATCTGCCCCAGTTGATCCAAGGCGTGCGTGTGGCGCTCAGCCAGACGGATGCGCCAGCGGCTGAGGAAGCACCCGAGGTGAAGCCCACGCCGGCAGTCTCCCCGAAGAAGTCCGTCCAGCAGGACCATTTGGTCTGTTTGGAGTGCGGGGCCAAGCAGAAGACCCTCAAGCGTCACCTCATGAGTGCCCACGGGCTCACGCCGGCGGAATATCGGGAACGCTTTGCTCTCTCCCCCAACTACCCCTTGGTGGCTCCTTCTTACGCTGAAAAGCGCAGCCAGTTGGCCAAAGATGCCGGTTTGGGTCGGAAGACCAGCGACAGGCCGGCAGCTGCCGGGCGCAAGAAGTCAGCCAAGTCCTGACAGCAATGAGCCCGGCGAACCGGGCTCATGTGCATCTCATTTACCTCTTGGGCACAGGAACGACTTTCAGCACGTTGTGGTCGTCCTCGGGCAGGCACCCGTTGACTGCCATTGCTAGACGATTGATGCTCTCCAACTGCTTGACCGTGACATCCTGCCCTTGCCGGCCGGGCACCACCGGATGATTGCGGTGAAGTTTGCCCCTTACGCCCGTCAGCATGTCACCCAACGTGCTGGGTCTGCCCAACGCGCTCCCATAGTTGCCGCTGGACCGCTTCAGGATCACATCGATGCATTCGGCCTTCTGGAGGTGCGTTAGGCAGCGAACCAGTTCCTGCAGGTCTTCGTGATCCTCATGTGTGAGCCTCACATACTGGATGGGCTTTTTCCCGCGTTCACTGGACTGCTCCACGATATGACTCACCGCTACGCCGTCATTGGTTCTGGGTCGTCGGGGTTTTGGGTCTCCTGAGGGTTCCTCCGGAAATTCAAATAGATCCTTCATGGGATTTTCTCCTTCTTGTTGGCGCTAAAAGCGCGATCTCCCTCTTTGCTGCTTTCTTAGGCTGCTCATGATGCTGGGGATCTGCTTGCGACGGTCACTGCTGTGGCTGTGGCTGTCCCCGTGGTGTGCTTTCAGGTCTTGCTCGATCTCAATGAGATCGTAGCCGGCCCGTTTGAGGCTGGCGGCGAACCTGAAGAATGCCGCGTTGCCGGTGCCCCCTGGTGCTGCCTGCCACTCCGCGAGTGCCGCATCGCGCTGGCGTTCTTTCCGGTTTTCCGCAGCACGGGTTTCCTGCTGGTCCAACTGGCGTTGGTTTCCCTTCCGGATCGCCAGCATGAGAGTCTGCAGTTGATGGCTCTGATTGCTGACGGCCTCATGCTCCTCGTACTCGGGTGCATTATCGGGCGCTCGTGAGACCCACACGGAGGGGTCCAGCATGTGGGTGTGCCAGTTTTCGATCCAGAAGGAGTGCTTCTTCTGGCAGGCTTGGCTCGGCAGATACATAAAGGAGGCCGGTGTGCGCTTGGAGACATCCATGCCGCTGCGAAGCCCCAAATGGCCTCGTTGCTTGCCCACGCTGTAGCCGGCCGCCAACACACGTTGGGCAATGATATCCCAGAGGCTCTCATAGGCCTCCGTCGTGACCGGTGCACTCAGAGGGATCATGACCCGGAACCGATAGAGCGCATCCCGACCGTTATTGAAACTGTTGTAGGCCACGTGGCGCACATCTTGCAGCAAGCGGCTCATCGCTTCCGGCGGCATCTCGCTGTCATCGAAATCCAACTGCAACATGTGGGCGTACACGATGTCCGCGAGCCCCTTCTGAGTGTCGCTTGCGGCATCGCTCGAGAACACGCTGCCGCTCATCAGCATGTTCTGGTTCTTGTCCTTTAGGGTCACGTTCCACAGGGTCTTCAGGAGATCCCGGACATCATCCCATCGAGTGAACGTGTTGGTGGTGGCGCTTTTGTGTAGGGCGGTGAGAAAGTAGGCCACGAAGCGGCGCCGATGTGGTTTGCCGCGCCGGTGTAAAATCCGGCCAGTGGTTAGGCTGTTT